CATTTAATTGTGGTAAACCTAGTGGTTATATAAAAGACTTCTCATCTCTATCTGCAGATATGCAGAACTTAATCAAGCAAATAAAAAGAGTTAGAGTTTTGTTTGGTTTAATAACTATGAAGGGTATTAAGACTGAGAATGGTGGTAAACTTACAGAGATAAAAGATGTTCCGTTTATTTGGGAGATAGATAATCGTGAGGCATTTAAGATTGTAGGCAAACCTTTTGCTACACTATCTACTATGAGAAAACTACCTGTGCAACATACTATAACTGCCTTAGGTGATCCTAGAGACTTACCTAGTGGGGAAAAGTTTTATGTACCTAAGGTTATGTTAGATGCAACTAAGTCCATTGAGTTAAGTGATAAAGATCAGACAACCTTTACTGATTTTATATCTTGGATTGAGAATTATAATACCTATATAATGAGTATGTGGGATGAGAAAGTTAATTCAAATATCTCAAAGGATGACGAGGATACTGTATCACAATTTGTGCAGATCGATAATGAAGATGTAGCTTAATGAAGAGTAATAACCCCTTTAAGATACATAACATTAACTACCTATCACCTAGTAGTATGAACACTTATATAAGTGATATGCCCATGTGGATAACACGATACTTGTTTGGTGTTAAATCTTCTAGTGGTGCTAGTGCAGTAAGGGGTATTGCAGAAGAGTTTGTACTAGCTAATAAATATGAGAAAGGTGTGTTTGACTTTAATCTTTTGGACATGAAGTTTATGTCCTTGTGTGCAGAATCACAGATAGATTTAGGAGATACTAAAACTATAAAAGAAAAAAAGTTATTGAAAGACTTTGGTAAAGTTATTGATGAGAACTTTAATCATAAAAATCTTGTAGATTATCAAGAGAAAGTTGAGGTTCAATTTGATGACTTACCTGTACCTGTCATGGGATACATTGACTTCAGATTTGAAGATAAAATCGTAGACCTAAAGACATCTACAAGAATGCCCTCTAAACCTACAGAGGCACAGAAGAGACAGATGGCTTTGTATTCTATGGCATACCCAAAGAGTAGTGTAGATTTATTCTTCGCTACACCTAAAGAGTGTAAGACATTTACACTAACAAACCTATCACAGTATAAGAAACAACTTAAAAAGGTTGCCTTTAGTATACAAAAGTTTTTGTCTATAAGTGATGATAGACATGAGTTAGCTTCTTTAGTCTATCCTAACACAGACTCTTGGATGTGGTCAGCAGAGATGAAAGAAGAAGCAAAAAAGATATGGAGTGTAAAATAATGTCCACTAAAAACATAGAGGAGCTAAAAGCTAACATAGAAAATATGGAGAAAGAGTTAGCAGAAGCTAAGAAAGCCTATCGTGAAATGAAAACGAAAGGTTTAAAGGAAGCTATGGAAGCCAAGAAGATGGCAGACGAGGCAGTGAAGGAAGAGTTGAAAGCATTAGGTTATAACTATAATACTAACTCATCATACTCTGAATGGAATCCCTTCACAGGTTGGAGAACTTTTCTATAGTGTCACCACATAGAGCATATCGTAATGCTTTGAAGCATGGGTATAGGAGTGGATTAGAACATAAGATTTCTCTCTACTTGAAAGAGAACAAGTGTAAGTTTACATATGAAACTGTCAAGATAGAATGGGAAGACTTAGCCTATCGCACCTATACCCCTGACTTTATATTAAGTAATGGAATAATAATAGAAACAAAAGGTAGGTTCTTAGCATCAGATAGACGTAAACATTTAGCCATACAGAAACAACATCCCCATTTAGATATTCGATTTGTGTTTGAGAATAGTAGAAATAAATTAAGGAAGGGAGCAAAGTCTAACTATGGTGAATGGTGTATCAAGTATGGGTTTAGATATTACGATAGAATAATACCTGAGGATTGGTTAAAAGAAAAAGGTAAAAATAAATACCCAAACTTTATTAAGTTTTCAGGTAACAAAGTCAGGAGAATAAAATGATGATGGATAAAAATGATATCTGTATTATGTTAAAACCTATAATAGATAAAGATAAATGGACAGGTGATGTATCCATTGGTTTAGTTTCCACAGATCGTATGTCTCTTGATAGAGAAGATCAAATAGATTTACTGAAGTTAGCACGAAGAGTCTGTGCAATCTTTCCTATGATGTTAGAAGATGCAAAGATAGAAAGACAGGCAGAGAAATTAGCAGAAGAGTTTATGCCTATGGAGTATCTTCTTACTGATAGTTTAAAAGCACATGACAATGTAATACATATTAATTTTAAGGATAAAAAATGAGACACATGGAGTATATGAAAATGAAAGCAAGACAAGCACAGGAACAATCAGATCACAAACAAACTATGGATATGGTAAATCATCCACCACACTACAACAAATCAGGTATTGAAACTATAGATGCTATACAGGCTATGACAGGTGATGGATTTCAAACTTACTTACAGGGTAATATACTAAAATATTTATGGAGATACCCATATAAAAATGGTGTAGAAGACTTGAAAAAAGCACAATGGTATCTATCTAAACTGATAGAGGAATTAGATGAACATAAAAGTTAGACTAAGTGTTACACTACGAATAGACCCTGAGGAGTATCCTGTTCCTGCAGATGGTAATGTAGCAGAAGAAATACAGGATTATATTAAAGATTCTTTACATGACTTAGAGGGTGTTGAGATACAATATATGAAAACATTAAGCGAGGAACGATGATGAATAACTACTTACCCACAGACTATCAAAACTTTATTGCCCTATCTAGATATGCAAGATGGAAAGATGATGAGCAACGTAGAGAAACTTGGATTGAAACTGTAGACAGATACTTTGACTATATGGATAAGCATCTACGAGATAAAAATAATTATATTATGACTAAGGCATTGAAGCAAAAGTTAAATGATGCTATCACATCTCTAGGTGTTATGCCTAGTATGAGAGCCTTAATGACTGCAGGTGTAGCATTAGATAGATGTCACGTAGCAGGATATAACTGTAGCTACATACCTGTTGATAGTCCACGTAGTTTTGATGAGTGTATGTATATACTTATGTGTGGTACAGGTGTGGGATTCTCTGTTGAGAGAGAGAATGTAGATAAGTTACCCATAGTTAATGAACACTTTGAAAAGAGTGACACTATAATAACTGTTGCAGATAGCAGACCCGGATGGTCAAAGGCATTGAGAGAGATGATAGCCATGTTATATGTAGGACAGATACCTACATGGGATGTATCACAGGTGAGACCTGCAGGTGCAAGACTAAAAACATTTGGTGGTAGGGCATCAGGACCTGCACCCTTGGAAGATTTATTTCAATTCTGTATAGATAAGTTTACAGGTGCAAGAGGTAGAAGACTATATCCTATTGAGTGTCACTACTTAATGTGTAAGATAGGTGAGGTTGTAGTTGTTGGTGGTGTCAGACGTTCTGCTCTTATATCCTTATCCAACTTAGGTGATGATCAAATGAGACACGCAAAGTCAGGTCAATGGTGGGAGAATGAAGGACAGAGAGCATTAGCTAATAACTCTGTAGCATTCAAAGGTAAGCCTGAGATGGGTACATTCATGCGAGAGTGGACATCACTATATGAATCTAAGTCAGGAGAACGTGGTATATTCAATCGTCAATCTGCTAAAGTGAAAGCATCAGAGAATGGCAGACGAGATAGTAATCATTACTTTGGTTGTAATCCATGTAGTGAAATTATACTTAGACCTTATCAGTTCTGTAATCTTACAGAGGTTGTTGCACGTGAAACAGATAGTTTGATGTCGTTAAAAGAAAAGGTACGTATGGCTACAATCTTGGGCACATTTCAATCTACACTTACTGACTTTAAATATTTACGTAAAGTATGGAAAGATAATACAGAAGAAGAGAGACTACTAGGTGTGTCTCTGACAGGTATACTTGACTGCCCTATATGGACAGAAGAAGTATTAAAAATATTAAAAGAAGAAGCAGTAAAGACTAATGAAAAGTTTGCTAAACTATTAGGCATACCACAGTCAACTGCTATAACTTGTGTCAAACCTAGTGGTACAGTATCACAATTAGTTGACAGTGCTAGTGGTATTCATGCAAGGCATAACCCTTTCTATATTAGAACTGTACGTGGTGATAACAAAGACCCACTCACACAGTTTATGAAAGAGGCAGGTATTCCTGCAGAGCCTGATGTCATGAAGCCTGATAGTACAACTGTATTTAGCTTCCCTATGAAGTCACCTAATGGTGCTATCACTAGAACTCAAATGTCTGCTATAGAACAATTAGAATATTGGTTGATGTTTCAGAGACATTGGTGTGAGCATAAACCTTCTGTTACTATATCTGTTAAGGAAGATGAGTGGATGGAAGTAGGAGCATGGGTGTATAAAAACTTTGATGAGGTATCAGGAATATCCTTCCTACCTTTTAGTGATCATACATATGCCCAAGCACCTTACCAAGATATAGACGAGGATAAATATAATGACTTGACAAAAGCCATGCCACGTGCTATAGATTGGAGTAAGTTGCAAGACTTTGAGAAAGAAGATACTACGAGTGGTAGTAAAGAACTAGCCTGTACTGCAGGTGTATGTGAAGTTGTTGATATTGAAGCAACATAATTAAGGAGTAAATAAATGAGAGACATGATATTAAATGCATCTAAGTCATACTATGTAGGTTTAATAAATAAACACATAGCCAACGTAGAGATATATCTAAGCAGGTCTACAGGTATAGGAGAACACTCTGACATCTTAGCATCTGTAGATAAAGAGATTGCAGAGATTGGTAAGTATGACGATAGACTATCAATGATAATTAAATACTTTGAGAGGAAACAAGAAGATGTACAAACAGAAGAAAAAACGCAATCCAAATCTAAGTAAGTATGATGCACCATTACGTATTCAATATGAACGTGGTGTCAATGCTTTCAAAGGTAATCAGTATATACAGACTGTTAGAAAGAAAAGTGCCAAGATAGTTGCAACAGTCAGTCCTTACAATACTAACACCATGCAACATAGAGAGTGGCAAAGAGGTTATAACTCTGCCTACTTTAGAAACTTGGAGAAAGTAAAACGTGAAGAAGCTAGAAGAAGAAGCCAAGAGGTTCATGCAGTTGCATAACAAAAGTTTGATAACTGCACATGAGTATCAAGAGAAGTGTAAGTCTACTGCCATCTATCCTAAGAAAGATGCTATAGCTTACCTATCTCTTGGTCTTGTAAGTGAGGCAGGTGAAGTAGCAGGTAAGGTAAAGAAGAACATACGTGATGGTACAGAATCTAATGTAGCATCTGAGATAGGAGATGTGCTTTGGTACTGTGCTATGTTAGCGAATGAATTAGGTGTTAACCTTGGTAAGATAATGGAAAAGAACTTGGAGAAATTAAATGACAGAAAACAAAGAGGCACACTACAAGGTTCAGGAGACACTCGTTAATAAAGTTACACCTGTCCATGACTTATCATGGTATCTTAAATGGTCAGGCTCTATGTTAATTATGTCAGGGATTATATGTAGATCGGCAGGTGTTCTACCCTTCTACGATTTGATAGCCTCATGTATAGGCACAGGATTACTAGCAGGTATGGCTTATCTATGGCATGACAGAGCACTACTCACAGTAAATGTGGTAGCCTGTGCTGCCTTGGCTATGGGTGTGTTGAGGTCTGTGTTTACCTAGCCATTAATCCACCACGATTTAACTTAGGTGTTATCTCCATGATAACTTCTTTGTATTGTCGTGGTGATAAAGATAGTATCTTCTCTTCTGTTTTAAGTTTGTAGTCTAGTGCATTACCTTTTGTTTCAAGTAGTGTAGATTGCAATTCATTAACAAACTTTTTAGGACTAAAGTTTTTAGGTATTTCTCTTTCTTGATATCCCTTCAATCTTTTTGGAGCAGTCATCATTCTGCCTGATACTTGTCTATCTAATAAACTATTTAATACTTTCATATTATTTTTCTTTTCACCCTTAGGTAATACTATACTTAAATTTTCAGTAAGTTTAGATAAATTTGGAATAATATTTAAATCATCCATGACTTCATCATAACCACCTCTAGCTCCTTCAGTCCTCGTGAACTTAGCCATATCAAGAGCAGTATTAAAATAATCTTTAACTTTATCATAGGCTTTTTTCTGATTTACCTTATCTCCAACTAATGCTTGGTTGTTAATATTAAATAAATCTATTTCTGCTTTTTTGTATTTATCAAATGCTTCGTTTGCTTTTTCAACATTAGCTAATACCTTTGGATCATCTACAACTTTCTTTGGTGAAAGAAAATCAGGTCTAGTAAATGCTACTTCTGCTTCTGTATGTGCAGACTTAGGTAATTTTATTCCTATATTATCTTCAGTTACAGCATCTCTATATTTTGCAAACAATCCCTCTCTCAAATCTTTATCAGAAGAATACAAATTAACAATCTTATTGTAATCATCAGGTGTCATGCTTTTAAATTTACCATAAGGCAACTCTGTAAATAATAGATTCTCTACAGTTCTACCCATTTCATCTGTTCCCATTGCCATGTCACCTACTTCACCTATTCCATCAGGAGTTGTGAAAGCAGGTTTAGAAGATGTGATAGGATCAAGTGACATTGACAATGCAGGTGTTCCTAACTCTGAATGTACAGGTGTCTTTCTAACACCCATACCTACATATGTTTTATCTTGGTAAAGGTCTTCATATCTATCAAACCCACGTTTTGCTATGTTGTCAATAAATGTTTTATCAAGCTCTACTATATCTTTAATATCCTGTCTATTTCTTTTTACTAGTTCTGTCTCTATATCTCTTAGGTCTACCTTATTATTATCTAGTAATTTTACAACACCATATGTTTCACCCTCGTAGTTATTACGAGCAGATGCAGTTCCTTTTAAATATACTTCACCTGCCTCTGCATTAGCTTCTAAGGAGATTGTATCATTTAAAACTTTAGGAAAGGGAGCACGACTAAGATCAGGAGTTGCATTTACTAATGTAGGAAAATTTATCTTAGCTCCTGCATATTTATCGATCTCGTCTACATCTTTTCCTATCTTCATACCATAGGTATCTATATCTATAATTGGATTACCCTTGTTAGCATCTACTATTTCTGTGAATATTCTAGAGTTGTCTCTAAATGTAGTTGCTAATTCATTAGCTTGAAAGTCTTTATCTATATATGTGTTTACTTTTGGCGAAGCAGTAAACTGACCCATAGCAGTGCCATGATATAGTATTTCTTTCTTGGGTTTATCAAGCATCTTAATTCTTTTCTTACGTTCTTTACCCATAAATTGTTTTTTTATTTCTTTTATTTGGCTCTGTCGTTTTGTAGACACATTCTTATTAAACTTATCACCTAGTTCTTTCTTAACAAATTCACTTGTATTCACCAGTAGTTCAGTGCCTGTCTTTCTATCACCTCGTTTAAATGCATCTATTGCCATTTGTTTCAATGCATTCTTACCCATTCTAGATACAAAACCTAATCCGGGAATCAATCCCATTGTAATTAATCCTGAGAATGCACCACCAAGACCCATCTTAATTAAGTCTCTTTCACCATAACCTGCCTGTATTAATTCATAGGCACGTGTGTAATCTTCAGGTGCATCTTTAAATGCAATCACATCACCTGTCAAAGGTGCAGTTGCAAGAGCAAAGTCTCTTACATCTTTTATGGTTATAGGTTCTACACCTTGAGCCTGTCTTTGTATGTCTGTTATACCTGCTTCACGTTCTTCTCTCTTACGTTCTGCATCTGCAAACATTCTGTCAGTTTCAAGTCCTAATTCAAATCCCCTCATGGCTTTCTCTTTCTTTTAGACATTATACCTTTTTCTCTAAGTGTTTCAGATACGCCTTTTCTGGTTAATGCCCACTGTAATACATTAATTCTATCATCCGTATCAGGATTTATCATATCTAAATCTCTAGTATTTAATATAGAAAATGAATCAATCAATAAATTATCTGCAGTTTCTTCTCCATTTAATATAAATTCTTTTTCTTTAAGTAGATTTCTAAACTCTGCATCTATAGCATCTCTTTCTTGTTTAGATAATTTTCTATAATTTCTTATATCATTTTCACTATAAGGTAAATCATAATCATCTGCTAAAGTATCTAATTTATTTAAAGCAACTTCTCTTGCTCCTAATTGTTTTTCATCAGGACTATTATACACATTTCTTTTAGCATAACGTTTTAAATAATTTCTTTTCTCTGCATTTGATTTGAGATTTAAATATGAAGGGTCTCTTGTAATAACATCTGCTAATCTTTGATTTAGATTAACTGTAAACTCTTCACCACTTAACTCTTCTCTTATTAATCTATCCACTAATTCATTTGGGTCTCGTCTATATAAATCATAGTATTGTAGATTTAAATTACGCATCTCCCTTTCTAAAAGATTTAACTTAGGCATCCTAGTAAATCCTGTCATCTGTTTTTCAAGAGGGTTAATAGCAATAACATCTCCTGATCTAAATGGATTACGTAAAGGTAAGTCATATTCTTTTGCACCAAAGAATCTACCCAAGGCAGTGTTAGGACCTATGTCAGGCATAGCACGAGTACCCCTGTTTAATATTATTTTAAAGAAATCTATTTCACCACCGGGTCTAGTTTCAGGCACATACCTAGCAAACTTATCATATTGACTATACACATCTTTTACCACTGACAATGGTATGGTATAAGTATTAACTAAATTAGCTACAAACTCTCCCATTATCTTAGCACCCTTTTCTCCAAGAAATGTACCCTCTGCAGAAGCATCATCAAATAATTTATCTATTGCATATATACCATATCCTGCTCTGAAAGAAGAACCAAACAATGCCTGTAAAGAATCTTGCATATACTGTCTTGGACTTGTAAAAACTTCTGACATTCTTTTACCTGATGCATCTTTCCTATCCATTATATCTATAAAGAGACCTGTGGGATTCAGTAAAAAGTTTTCAGATAAACTAACATCTTTACCTTCTTCACTAGATTTAAGATATCTTAACATAATATCTGATGCTAAAAGATATGGAGCAAAAGGTCCATATGTAGGTCTACCATCAACAGTCTTACCTGTCTCATCTTTAAACTCATACCAATATGTACCTATTTTACCATCGTCATCTATCTGTTCTTTTCGCCAGTTATATGCAGTTGTTAACATCATAAGACCCATGAATTGTTTTGCAGCCATCTTTCTATAATCATCTGCATTTTTACTAGCTATTGATTTTAAATACCCTTGTTTAGTTCCTATGCCTTCTAAGTTCATTAAACCTAGTAAAGGTGTGTGTTCGTACAGAAACTTCATTTGGTTTGCCACGAACCTTGGGAATGGTAGCACAGAAGAAACTACAAAAGGTACATTTCTGTGTGCATCTATTGTTACCTTTGCAACCTTACTAAAAAATCCATCACCTTTAAATGATTGTTGATATACAAACTCTAATGAATCCTGCATAGAACCTTCTAAAGTTTCTTTATTAATAGTATTAAACTTACCATCTTTAATTATCTGAATTAAATCCTTACCATCATCTGCTAATCTTCTTCTTAATGATGCAGTAAACATTGCCTGTTTAAAAAAATTATCAGACATAGTGTTTAAAAAGTTTGCCTTAGTTCCTATCTTGGCTAATACACCTTCTCCTGATTGAGCAGATAAATCTGCAGCATCTCTAAATAAAACAGAGGCACTATCAGGCATTGTGTTTTCAAATAACTTTCTAACTACTTGAGCTTCATATGGATTTAACATATACTTAGTAACATCTAAGGCATCCATAGGACTTTTACCTTTTAGTAAATTGTATATACTACGTGTTCCTGCATCCACTGCTACTCTAAACAAAGCATTAGCATTGTTACGCATGGTAGTAGCAGGTTGTGATGTCATTAAACCTAGTCTTAATTTATCTAAGTCTTTAAGTAATCCCAACTTTCTTTTATTCTCTATTACCTCTTTTGCCTGACCCTTTGTAACTTTAGTCAATCCTCTTTGCTCTAATTTAACTATACTGTCAAGTAACGAATTTACTTTTTCTCTTGAGACTTCAGGATCAATTTGTTTTTTTAAAAATCCATGATAGCCTAACTTTCTACCTGCATCAGATATATCTGCTAAATATATTAAGGAGAATTGATCATATGTTAAATTATGATCTTTGAGTATAGCACTAAGTTCATCAAACTTTAAGTCACCTTTTGTTATTGACTTTGCTAATCCTTCAGTAATTCTATCACCTTTAGTTAAATTATTTTTTATTCTTTCTTTTACTTTCAGTGCAGCAGCAGATAAGTTTTCATAAAAATCTATATCTAATTTATCCACACCTTTTTCTTGAGCTAGTGATCTACCCATATTAACTTTATCAGGATCAAGAGGACTTCTCATCAAAGGTTTTTTCTTTATAATTCTTTTTAATCCTGCCTTAGTCATTTTATATGTGTCAGGTATTAATTGATTTAAAGAATCATTAAGAAATTTTATATCATCATCGGCTCTTACACTTTTTAAAAAGTCTTTTGATTTTTTATTTGCAGCATTTGCTACAACTTTAGATGCCTTCTCTGCTTCTGATAATAATATGTTAGCATCAATAGCTTTTTTAGTTTGATAAAATCCTGCACCTGCATTAAATATTCCACCGAATGTACCCTGTATAGCTACTTGAGTTGCCACTTTCCCTGTGTCTACTTCTTCTGTTAATCCTGTTTCTACTTTAGTTAACTCTTGAGCACCTCCTTGTATACCACCAATAGTACCTTCTACTGCAGCACCTTTACCTGCACTCTTGGCTATCTCTCTATTTAATAATTTACGTATGCCTAACTTAGTTAGTTGATTAGCTCCTGTTGATGCAAGTTTACCTGCACCACCTGTTAGTAATCCTGCATATGTTGAAGGAGATGTAAAGATACCACCTGCATAATCTTTAATAGTTTCAAAGTTAAAACTATCCCCTTCCATATTTTCATACAGTTGTATTAAATTTGCGAATTGTACTTTTTCTTGGAGGTTAGCATTTTGTGCATATTCTAAGTCACGTATGGCAGTGACTTCATTTACATTTTGATATCTAAAATGCTCTAGGAATTGATCATATATTTTTTCAGGGGTGTTTAAATCAGAGTCTTTATAACCCTCTCGTTTTACCAAGAACTCATAGGCATCATCAAGAAAATCATTATTGGTACTTAATATTTCTTTATTCTGCTCTTCAGGTCTATAGTAATTATATGCCTTTATTTGTTCTGCTTGTAACATTATACATCTCTTATGGTGCTACTAAATCAGGGTCTAAGTTATTTTGTACTGCTTCACTTCTATAATTTGCTCTCAAAGTTGCTCTCTGTACTTTATAGCTTTGTTGTATAGTTTTTATTTTATTATTTTTCATAGATTGGTTACCTCTAGAATTTCTAACTTCCTCTATTTCTTTTTTCTCTTTTGCCTTTAATCCATTTAAAGCTATAACATACATAGCTTTTAATTCTCTAACAGACATAGTTCCTTTTTTAGGTTTATCTTTTTTTTCTGTCTTTGTAGACGATCCCTTTTCTAAACCCACATCCTGTAGTTGTTTTAATATAAATCCTTGAGGTCTTTCTTTTCCTTTACCTTCTTCCTTGTCTCCCTCAACTGCAAAGTTATCATTAATTATTTTATCTATGGCACTTTGATTTGTATAAAATCTAGGATCATCTAATTTAGCACCATCTATTTTTAATTGTAATGCTTTTTCTTTTACTAGTTGAGCTATTCTAGGTACTACTTGTTCATATTTCTTTGCTGCAGGTGCATATGTAACATCACCTAAAGTATTAATACTAACTGATAGTCCTAATCTTTTAGCTATTGTAGCCTCTGCTACTTTTGCTATTCTTTCTTCACCTATATCTTCTTTAGCTGAAAGAGAGGCTACTCTTCTAGCTTGTTTACCTGCCTCTGTGAATATATCTTTGTTACTATCTAAAAATTCTTTAAACTTTTTAGTGTCTTCTGTGTCAACTGTAGATGTAACGTCTGATGATTTTACTATGTTTTGTATCTGAGGAGATAAGTCTACACCTTTCTCATCACTAAACATTTCACCTGATACAAAAGATGTTATAGGTCCTGATGCAGGTGCAGAACGTACTTGATTCATTTGTAGTTCTAAGTTTTTAGCTGCCGGAGCCATTGCCTCTGCTAGTTCAGATAAAGTCATGTTAGGTACTTTACTAGCAGTAATGTCTTCTGAACCTGAGGGTATATTTTCTTTTACTATATTAAGAATACTATCAACTCTATCTAAATTAAACTTTTTCTTTATATTCTTTAGTGTATTTCCCATCCCTCGTTTTTGTATTAAGGCTACATCTGCATTCTCTAATTCAGGAAACTCTCCCTTTAATGCAGTTAAAGTTTCTAGGTTACTTTCTATTCTATTTGTTCTTTTTGTTTTGTTTTTATTTATTAAATCAGTAATGCTAGAAGCACTAGACTTAATCAAATCTCTAGCATCATCTCTATCTAGTTTACCAAACTCTGCTTCCTTATCATACAATGACTTTACTAGATATGGATCATTTCTAGCTAAAGCAATAGATGGCAGAGCAACCGACAATGCCCTTTTAAATCTACCACTTGCACTCTTATCAGTTAAAAATGATGATTCTTTTTCTGCCATTAGTTTCTCCTAGCCATTAGACCCATAGGTTCTTCTTCTTGCTCAACTGTCTGTTCCTCTACAACTTCTTCTTCTTTAGTATCCTCACCTAATTGTTTTTGGAACTTAGCGAATGCTGCTTCGGATACAGAATCTTGTATCTCAATATCTTTATTTCTTTCCATACCTGTTGTATACTTTATCTCTGCTCTATCACCTATAAGCATGAGCATCTCCATAATCACAGGTATAAGTAACATACCAACATCAACTGTATGTTTACCTTCCATGACACTCATCAACTGCACATTGTTAGCTATCAGTGTAATAGGCATACCTGTTTCCATTAGGTTGATAGCCTGTTCTACAAATGATTCATCTTGCATACTTGTCACATAATATTGAGCAGCCTGACTAACAGTTGCATACTGTGGTGGTGTTTGCCAAGGTCTAGCACCTACCTCATGAGTCATAGCCATGCCCGGAATAGGTGCTTCTAATATTGGTTCGTCTCTATTTGTATATCTCATTATATCTTATGCCTCTTTTTCATCTTTTCTTTTAAATCTACCATATAACTTTTCTTCTCTACCTAGTCTATCATACAATCGTTTTGACTCAGCATCTTTTGTTATATCACTTGGTACAGGCTCTGTAGGATCATATTCATCAGGATTAACTTCTTTAGCTGTATAATGATCAGCTTTTAATCTTTCATTTTGTATAGCCTCAAAGAAATCCATAGCCTCATTAAACGGATCATCTTGTTTAGGTGTACTTATATTTTTTTTCATTGACATATCTCTAGATAATAAACCCTTAGTTGTAGGTGCTTTTGTTTGATTATCTAAATCTCTAGTTATTCTTTTATAGTCATTAAACTTATTATATATATTTCCTGAAGGGTTTGTAATCATTATGAAAAAGGTCCTCTAATAACTGCAGCACCTAATGTGCCTAACATACTACCAATAGCACTTGATCCTGCAGCCTTCTTAGTCTGCTCTGCAGTATAAGCCTGTGCCTCTTTACTGATATTAGCTACACCTAATGCATTGATTCTATCTTGCTCATTCTCTGCACTCTTCCATGCCCACTCCATAGTGTCTGCATAGAATGCCCATAAATCATCATATGACTGATTAGATATATCAAGAACTGCTTTAGCATTTAACTCGTTAGCACGATTGATGGCAGCAGTATCTGCAGTAGCTAACTCTCTTCTCCACACTGCATTATTCTGTGCAATAGCTATTTGGTTCTGTGCATTAAACTGATCTCTTGCATTCATTACCTCTGCATTAAATCTTGCAAGTGTATTTAATTCACCTGCATTAAACTGATCCTGTGCATTTGACTGTGTAGCATTAAACTGTTCTACCTGACTTCTCAAGTTAGCAAAGAACTGATCTACTTGATTTTGTGAGGTAGCATTAAACTGTTGTGAGGCATTCAAGGCAGCCTGATCTGTTAGTATACTCTGTGTAAGTTGTTGCATATTAAACATACCTGACTGTTGTTCATTAGATAAGTTTGCCATATCTACTTGTAGGAATGACTTTGCATTCTCTACTGCAGCTTGTTGTCTATTTGTTAAGTTACTAGTATCTAATCCTGTTAGTGCAGATGCCTCTGCTAATACAAGAGCCTGTCTATTAGTTAAGTTCTGTAGATTTAATGTGTTAGCTATTCTACTATTCTCTAATTGTATCTGTTGATCTGCAGTAAAGTTTCTATTGGCTACATCACTTATCTTTGCAGCATTCTGAACTCTAGCCTGAAACTGTTGGTCAAACTCTTGACCTATAAATGATGCTCTCTGTTGGGCAGCTAACATAGCACGTTGTTGTCTATTCGATAAATTCTGTATTTCAAATGCTCTTACAGTATTTGCATCTGCCTGTGCTATAGGTAGAGCAGATTCCATTGCAGCCTGTACAAGTGCCTGTCCTGCAATACTAGATGCACCTAAACCTCTTTGTTGCATAACTGCCTGAACACCTCTGATTGCACCTGATGCCCATGCAGGTGGGTTGGTTGCATCAAAGTTTGTAGTTAGTGTTGCAAGTTGTCCTGCAACAGTAGCCTGATCACTAGCAGTAGCAGTGGCAGCCTGAACTTGTTCTGTAAATGTTTTAGCAGTCTCTGCATTTGTTACAGAGTCTACTAGCTCTCCCTCACGTATTGCACGTTGAGATGGACTAGACATAAGTATTGCATTACCTTGAGCAGCATTTAGATTAGCTACACTACTTGCAGTAGCTTGGGCAGCAAGTACTTGAGCATTGTCACTTAAATCTGTTTGAGCAGCTTGATTGGTAGCTAATGCATTTTGCACTGACTCTTGAGCTACTATAGGTGTTACTTGTGCTGCAGGTATTGCACTTGTTTGTCCTGCCTGTGCTAGTCCTGCCTGTCCTGTTGCACTTATTACATTAGCCTGACCCATGCCTGTGCTAGTATCAATTAGTTGCGATTGTTCAAAGGGTGTTAGTTCAGGTTGTGTGACTGCACCTACAGGTAAAGCACCTGTCTGTGCTCTTAGTGCAGTGGCATCTGTTATATTTTGAGGATTAGTTTGAGTGCCAAATACAGGTATCTGTCCTTGCCCTGTTCCTGTTGTAGGCACATAGGCTTGTTGTCTATCAGGTGTAGTTGTAGGTGCATTAGGTGCTATTGGTGCAGGAGTTGATATAGGAGTAGCCACATTATCTCTTGGGTCTACTAACTGTGGTGCAGTTCTTTGGTCTATTGCTGCTTGAAATCTATTACCACCCGGAGCAGTGCCAAAGAACCCTAAAGGAACTGTTACTCTCTCGCCTGTTTTAGTTATTGCATATTGACCACCTTCTCTAGGCTCAACAGCAGGATATACTCCAAATTCAGGGTAAGTATCAGGATTTGCTGCCCTAGCTACATCTCCTGTTCTATATAATGTTTCACCGGGTTGAGGTCTATAAAAAGTTCTAGATTCTAATTCATTATTAGGTGGTAAGTTACCATATAGATAATCAAAGGTGGGTATTCTATTTTGTTGCCCATAATCTTGAGCATTCCTACCTTCGTACATAGGATTAAATCCGGGTGAAGTCATAATAGGTGGTCCGGGTTCACCCACCATCATACCTGCTAATCCTTCAGGTGTTCCTACTGGTCCTGTTAGACCACCTGTCTGCATACTAACATAACCACCTTCTGCCATCTTTCGTGCAGCATCTTCATAGACAATCATCTGTCTTTGCTTTTCAGGGTTTTGTTGCAGGTAGCTATCAAAGTTTACCATGTCACCACTGTAACCAAGACGATTAGCTATCTTCTGCATTCCTTGTGGCTTAAAGCCTGTGAACATTGCCATTATCTATTTCCAATCAATATCTTATCCAACTTATCTTCTAATCTTTTGAGTGCATCCATAAGATTGTGCATATCATCTTTCACATCATCCTTACGTGCATAGTCCTCACGTG